CTGTGGCCCGAATACTGGAAGTTGGAAGAGTTAGAGGGTGTTAAGGCCAGTATCCAACTTAGCAAGTGGCAAGCGCAGTACATGCAGGCCCCCACGGCTGATACAAGCAGTATTATCAAGCGGGGATGGTGGCAGCGTTGGGAAAGTGAGAAAATACCCAAGCTGCAATACGTGATGCAAACGTATGATACGGCGTTTTTGAAAAGCCAAACCGCAGACTTTAGCGCAATCCAAACGTGGGGAGTGTTTTACCCAAGCGAGGATAAAGGGCCGAATATCATTTTGCTCGATGCCAAGAAAGGGCGTTGGGAATTTCCTGAACTTAAGCGTATCGCAATGGACGAGTATAAGTACTGGGAGCCCGAAACGGTTTTGATTGAAAGTAAGGCGGCGGGTATACCCCTAACTCAAGAACTACGGGCAACGGGCATTCCTGTTGTAAACTTCAGCCCGAGTAGAGGTAACGATAAAATCAGTAGGGCAAATGCGGTAGCTCCGTTGTTTGAAGCTGGAATGGTTTGGGCACCTGAATCATCTTGGGCCGATGAAGTAATAGAGGAATGTGCGGCCTTTCCTTTTGGCGAGCATGATGATATGGTAGACGCAATGACGCAGGCGCTTATGCGATTTCGGCAGGGCGGGTTTGTAACCCATCCTGAAGATTATCAAGATACTTACGAAGGGCCTCCTAGTAACAGGGTGTATTACTAAATGGTCAAAAAGCCCTACAGCAATGTTGAGCGCGCACAGCCAACCAATTATTTCCCCCTAGAGGGTGAAACTGATGCGGTGCCGTTATCCGGCCAACCCGTAGAAGATTTTGAAGTGGCAGCAGGTCCGGGAGTAAATCCAGCGGATGCTGAACCACTGCCCGAGGATTCCAATGTCACGATGACAGAGGATGGCGGGGCCATAGTCGATCTTGAAGAAAGCGGCAATGTTTTAATCAGCTTGGGCTTTGGCGATAATATCGCCGACATGTTAAGCGAAACCGAGCTCGGCCATTTAAGCAGTGAGCTTTGCTCTCTTATTGAAGACGATGATTCAAGCCGTGAAGAATGGCGCGACATGTATGAAAAAGGCCTCAAGCTATTGGGCTTAACATACGAAGAACGTACCGAACCTTTCCAAGGGGCTACGGGCGTAACGCACCCCATTCTTAACGAGGCGGTAACACAATTTCAGGCACAGGCTTATAAAGAGTTGTTACCTCCTGGAGGGCCAGTACGCACACGTATCTGGGGTAAAGCAACTCCCGAGCTGGAAGCTAAAAGCCAACGCGTAAAAGAATTCATGAACTTCCAGATCACTGAAGTCATGGAAGAGTACGACCCCGAATACGACCAGATGTTGTATTACACAGGCTACGGCGGCAGTACTTTCAAAAAGGTTTATTACGATGGCTATCTGGGCCGCGCAACAAGCCCCGTTATCTTTCCAAAAGATTTGATTGTTCCTTACAATGCTAAGGATCTAATGACAGCGGAACGCGTTACACATGTTCTGCACATGTCAAAGAACGATTTGCGCAAGGCACAACTCAACGGGTTCTACCGTGACGTTGACGTAGGTGAGCCTAGCCTTTCACAAAAAGACGACATTCAACAAGAAACCGATAAGGTAACGGGCATTGAACCCGGAGCCATCGGCGATGATTACACGTTGTACGAGTGCCATTGTAACTGGGAAATTCCAGGATTTGAGCACTTGGATGAAAATGGCGATAGTACGGGGCTCAAGCTGCCTTACATTATCACCATTGAGCGTGATTCAGGTTCAGTGCTTTCTATACGCCGTAACTACAAGGAAGATGACCCCAAGCGTATGAAGAAACAATACTTCGTACACTACAAGTTTCTTCCGGGATTGGGGTTCTACGGGTTCGGGCTTGTGCACTTGCTCGGCAATTTGAGCCGTACCGCCACGAGCTTGCTGCGTCAGTTGGTTGATGCAGGTACATTGGCTAACTTGCCTGCAGGGTTCAAGGCCAAGGGCCTGCGTATTCAAGACATGGATAGTCCGTTGCAACCCGGAGAGTGGCGCGATGTCGACGCTCCTGGAGGCAACTTGCGTGAAAACCTGTTGCCGCTGCCCTATAAAGATCCAAACGGCACACTGTTTTCGCTTTTGGGCTTTGTTATCAGCTCGGCGGAAAAATTTATTGGGACCACTGACCTTGGTTTAAGTGACAGTAACCAAGAAATGCCTGTGGGTACCACAATCGCCGTGCTTGAACGCGGCGGTAGAGTGATGTCAGCGGTGCATAAACGGTTGCACTACGCCCAAAAACAGGAACTCCGGCTTCTTGCTGAGGTATTTGCCGACTACCTGCCCGAAGAATACCCCTATGATGTGGTAGGCGGCGACAAAACAATCAAGAAAACGGATTTTGATAGCCGTATTGATGTTGTTCCGGTAAGTGACCCCAACATCTTTAGCATGACGCAACGCATTACGCTTGCCCAAGAACAGTTAAAACTGGCGCAAGCGGATCCGGCAAGCCACAATATGCAAGAGGCTTATCGCCGTATGTACGCGGCGTTAGGTGTTCAGGACGTTGAAAGCCTGCTTCAGCCGCCACAACAGCCACAACCGATGGGTCCGGCTACTGAAAACGCTCAAGCGTTGAATATTCCTAACGGTGCACCCGCACTACAGGCCTTTTTGGAGCAAGACCATGCAGCTCATATCGAAAGTCATGTCACATTTGCAAAATTACCGTTGGTTCAAAGCACTCCAGCGGTTATGGCAGGCATCTTGTCGCACATTTTCCAACATATTGGCTTCGCTGCGGAGCAAATTGTAAGAAAACAGAACCCTCAGTTGCAGCAACAGCAGCAACAAGCCCCGCAACCCGATCCAAACGCTCCGCAACAGGCACAGCAACCTGTGCCTTTGCCGCCTGAACTTGTTGCGCAAGCCGCTCAGATAGAAGCACAGCTCACTGCGCAGATTTTGCAGGATTTTGGCAGTGCTCAAGGCGGTAGTGATCCACTTGTGGCGCTTAAGGGTCGCGAACTTGACATTCGTGAGCAAGATAATGCTCGCAAAGCCGAAGATGCGCAAAAGCAGTTCCAGTTGGAGCAGCAAAAGATGCGTGAAAAGCAAGCCACGGACCGTGAGCGTATTGCTAGCACGCAAGATATCGCGGCTATGCGCGTAAAAGCTCAATTGATGAAAAACGGGTTGATGTAATGATTAACCGTGGCGGCATTGATGACCTGTTATTAGCCCGTAAGATGGCACGTTTAGCTACCGTACAAGATGTGCAGAATTATCAAGAAGGCGGCGAAGCTACTCCCATCAAACTGCCACGTTCTTTAAAAGAACTTCAGGATTGGAAAAACCCGTTTTCTGAGCAGGCTTTAATGGAACGCTTGTTTAGTGATCGTAAAGAAGGCGTTAAAGGGGCACCTATTGTTGCCATGCCTGCTAATATAGACGAGCTGCTTTCTTACATGAAAGCAAAACGTAAAGGTTATGCCGATGGCGGCGAAACAGACTCTGATCAAATAGATCAAAGCACCCGAGATATTTACGATTTTGATTTGGGTAATGGTTACAGCATAACATCTGAAGGAGACGTTGTTTCCAACACGCCTGCGCAGTTTCGTGACGAAAGCAACTTTTCTGGGCCTATTTCGCGCTTTGGCACCGAAATAACTGAAGCAAACATAGCCGCTACAAAACCACCTACTACTTCACCAAGCGGTAATTTTGATATCTATGGCGGCCTTGGTGGCGGGACGAGTGTTATTTCACCACCACCTGCACCGAATTTTAGATCTACTGAATTTTCAGACACTCCTCTTGAAGGGCCTTTCGTAAGCCCTGTTATGACGGCTGCTCGTATGAAGCAGAATCCCGTTTCTGAAGATTTCAATTACAAGGCTATGCAAAGCCTTGACCCGTGGTTTCAGACTAAAGCCGCAGGGTTCATAAACAGATTGATTGATACAGGCATAGACCCTAATTTTTCTTCGGGCAGCCGTACAGTTTCGCAGCAGAAAGGTCTTTATGATAATCCGTCGCCTTACGGGGCGGCACCTCCGGGATTTTCTGCACATAACTTCGGACAGGCTTTTGATCTCGGCGGCCTAACCAACAAACAAATGATTGATGCAGGCTTGATGGCCGAAGCCGAAGGGCTTGGTTGGGGCGGGCGGTTTAAAACCTATGATCCTGTGCATTTCCAAGAAATGCCAAGCACACAAGACCCTTCCAAATACGCTAAAGAAACAGGTACAAGTCTTTTTAAGGGTACTTCAGTTTCTTCGCCACAAACGGCATCCAACGTACGCCCCGAGCCTTTTGATATCGGTGGCGCACTTAGTAAACGTGTTTCTGAAACGTTTACTCCAGGAGGTATCGGGTCGCTCGTTTTGGGAGCAGCAGTACCACCTATCGGCGTGTATAACACAGCGGCAGGGCTTGTTAATTTTATGGGTGGTAATTTGCCCACCACAACTTCTATGATTAACGAACGCCTTGGTATTACGCCGCCTGAAGCAGCACAAGCACCTAGATTGCCGCCCCCGCAACCAGATAGGCCCGTCACCCTTACGCCAACTACTGATGTTGCTGATATTTACACATCTAGCGGACCTAAAACGCGTATGCAGGTTGCTGATCTTTCTGGAACAACCGTGCCCACGGAACAAACCGCTGTTCAACCGCCTGCTGATCTTTCTGGAACAACCGTGCCCACGGAACAAACCGCTGTTCAACCGCCTGCTGAAAAAAGTTGGTGGGATAGTTTGTTTGATACCTCGCAAGTGGTGCAAGACGTTCTTAACAAGCCTAATACAGTAAATCCTGGATACCCCAATACCACAAGTGGCTTGACCAAAGAAAAGTGGGCAAGCCAGATGCAGGTAGATCCGGATACTGTAAAAGCTCGCGTTTCAACTATGAACGGCGTGCCTCAGGTAGACTGGTATACAAAGGGTCTGGATGAAATTTTCAGTGGCAGCAAAACTAAAACAGCCACAACAGAAACAGCCACAACAGAAACACCCTCTACGTATATTCCAACGGGCGGCATAGGTGACCATCAAACAATAGTTGCGCAAAACTTATTTGCCCCTACTACAGGAGAGCCTTTGATTCCCGCTAAAAAACCCATTTACCCTATTTGGCCTCCTTCAGAAGAAGGGTATAGTGGGCCTTATGCGAAGTATCTTATCTAACAGGAGTAAAAACGATGGCCTACCCTATTCCACGTACTAAAACACAAACCCCAACCGTTTCAACTGATCAAGAAATTGTAAATCAGGGCAGTGTTCCGCTTGCGCAAACAACTTCTGTTGGTATTCCGGCAGCGCCTAAAGGCAGACAAAAGCCACGCGGCTTTGGTGCCATGATGCGCCCACAGAGCTATCTAGTTCGCTAAAGTAATTTTGTGGATCCGTTTACCGTACTAGCGGGTGCGACTGCACTCTATAACGGCTTGAAATCTGCGGTAAGCGCAGGTGAAGACGTTGTAGACACTGCTCGTCGTGTAAGCGGGTTGATGTCTGAAGTTGCCAAGGTTGTGCAACTTGTTTCATTGCCGCACAAAAAGAAGATGTTCCAATCTACCGCTGACTTTGAAGCGGAGGCGATGAAACGATACAGCGCCAAGGCCAAAGCGAATCAATTGGCTCTTGATGCAAAAAACTTGTTTATTTCCATGCACGGCAAGGGCGCATGGGAAACAATCCAAAAGCAAGTGACGGAAATGAAAAAGGAAGCCGCCCGTCAGGCCCGAATTGAAGCTGAAATGGCGGAAGAGGCAAAGAAAGATGCTATCTTCGTTGCCAGTATTGTTGGTGGGCTTATTCTGGCTATTGGTGTTATTGGGCTAATTTTGATGGTGACGCACTAATGGACCATTTTGATTTCAGCAAAATCATTAACATGTTATTTCCTATTCTTGTGGCGGCGATTGGTTGGCTTTTGTCACAAATCAGTACACTAACTATGAAGGTGCAAGACCTCGAAAGCAAAATGCCTATGCTGATTACGCCGCAGGGCGTGCCCACCGATAGCCCCCTTTCTGCGGAGGCGCGGTACAAATTGCGTGACGAACTAACAGGCAAAATTAACGAACTATCCGTGCGTGTTCGTATTCTTGAAAAAGTAACGGAGGGCAAATAATGGATATTTTAAAAACATTTGGTCCGCTTATCGGTTCTGTAGCACCTACCATTGCTACCGCACTTGGTGGCCCTGTTGCAGGGATGGCAGTTAAGGCTTTATCTGGCGCACTGTTTGGTCATGACAGTGCCACTCAAGACGATATTATGGCAGCGTTGGCTAACCCTACAGGTGACCAACTTGCAGCGTTGAAGAAAATAGACGCTGATTTTAAGGTCCAAATGAAAAGTTTGGACATTGATCTGGAACGGATTGCGGCAGATGATCGGGCTTCTGCCCGTGACATGCAGAAAGAAACCAAAGACTGGATTCCACGCGCCTTGGCGGTTGGCGTTACCTTTGGGTTCTTTGGCATCCTGTTTTACATGCTCATTTTTGGACTTCCGACAACGGGCAATGAGGCGATGCTCCTGATGCTGGGAGCCTTGCAAACCGCTTGGACAAGCATCATCGCCTTCTTCTTTGGAGCATCATCTAAGGATTCTGCTACAGATAAGATGCTCTTTAATTCAAAGCCCTTGGAGTAGCAGGAGGTTAAATGGATGGGTTATTCATGGCTGATGCCATGCTGAAATTGGTTCGGGAGCGGCGGCAAGTTGTGGTTGAAGCAATCACAGGGGGTTCAGTTCAGGACTTCGCCGCTTACCGCCATCTTCGTGGAAAATACGAAGTATGGAATGAAATAGAATCTGAACTGCGCTCCCTGCTAAAAAGATTGGAAACCCTAGACGATGAGTAAGCTCGTCCTACCTGAGCATCTTGTAGAAAAACTGAATGCTCCCCCCAAAGAAGAAACGTCGGCGCTAGAAAGTGCCTATGTAGCACCTGAAAAAGTAGTTCTTGATCCTAGCAAAATTGAAGCAAGTGTTCTTGAGCGTATGCCGCAACCTTCCGGTTGGCGGATTTTAATACTGCCCTACAAAGGGTCAGCGAAAACTAAGGGTAACGTATTTCTTCCCGAAGAATATGTTGAGCGGCAATCACTCGCTACAGTTGTGGCGTATGTGTTAGCTGTTGGTCCCGACGCATATAAAGACCAAGCAAAATTTCCTAATGGCCCGTGGTGCAAAAAGGGTGATTGGGTAATGATTGGGCGTTATGCAGGCGCACGTTTCCGCATAGAAGGTGGTGAAGTGCGTATTATTAACGATGACGAAGTTATCGCAACAATCATTGAACCGTCAGACGTTCTGACGCTTTAATGCAGGAGTACTAACATGTCAGAAGAAAAAGTATCGGCTGCCCCCGAAGAAGAGGTAGTGGAAGTAGAAGTTACCGACGACGGCAAAGAAACTAAAGCTGTAGTTGTTGAACCAAAGCCTGAACCCGCACCTGCAAAACAAGCATCAGACGATGATGAACTTGCAGGCTATAGCGAAGGTGTAAAAAAGCGTATTGAAAAACTTACGTTTAAAATGCGCGAAGCCGAACGCCGCGAGCAAGCCGCGTTGGAATACGCTAAAAGCGTAAAAAATCAAATGGACGTTGCAAACCTACGCACCGCCCAAATTGATCTTACTCTTAGCAATGAAGCTGAAAACCGCGTTAAACTGCAAGAGCAGCTTATTAAAGACCGTTTACGTATCGCTATTGACCGTGGCGATATTGATGGTCAAGTACAAGCACAACGTGACCTTGCAGAACTTGCGGTTGAAAACGATCGTGTGCGCCACAACCGTGCACGTAGTGAAGCTCAGAGTCAAGAAGTTTATCGTCAAGCGACTGCGCCCCAAGTGCAGCCGCAACCACAGCAGTATGCTCCGCGTAGGCCAGATCCAAAGGCTGAAACATGGGCAGAGAAAAATGCGTGGTTTGGTTCAGATGAGCCTATGACCATTACGGCTTTTAGTCACCATAAAAGCCTTGTGGAACGTGAAGGCTTTGACCCATCCAGTGACGATTACTATGATGAATTGGATAAACGTATGCGCAGGGACTTTCCGCATAAGTTTCAACAAACGCGTGCCCCGTCCCAAACAGTTGGGTCAGCACGTTCTTCTGCACGTCCAGAAAGTTCATCCCGCATCCGTTTATCACCTAGCCAAGTCGCTATTGCCAAAAAGCTCGGTATTAGTGTAGAACAGTACGCACGGCAGGTGAAACTCCTTGGAGAGAGCAATGATCGATAAGACTTCTCGTTCTACGGGCACCCGCGCCGCCACTTCACGTGTAGCCACGTGGAAACCACCGTCCAGCTTGGACGCTCCTCCCCCGCCGGAGGGATATGTACACCGTTGGATTCGTGTAGAATCGTCTGGTGTTGATGATCGGAAAAACCTATCCGCTAGACTTCGCGAAGGATTTGAACTCGTTCGCGCCGAGGAATACCCAGACTTTGAATCTCCTACTATCCAGGATGGTCGCCATGCTGGTGTAATTGGAGTGGGCGGTTTGGTACTTGCTCGCATTCCTGTTGAAATTGTTGCCCAACGTCGTGCTTATTACAACAAACAGACAAGCGAGCAGCTGTCTGCTGTTGATAATGACTTGATGCGGGAACAACATCCTTCAATGCCGATTATTAAACCTGAACGGCAATCTCGAGTCACTTTTGGCGGAAATCGTTCCGCCGAATAACAAAAGGATCTAAGCAATGGCAAATATCAATGCCGCGTACGGCCTTCGCCCGTACAACATGCTTGGAAGCGGTGCTAACACCAACGGCGATTCTGTATTCGTTATTCAATCAGCGGATACGGCAGGTACGTCCAGTGCGATTTATAACGGTTCGCCCGTTATTCCTCTCGCTAACGGCTTGATCGACATCGTCGGCGCAGCAGCGGGTGGTACAGTTCCGATTCTTGGCGTTTTCATTGGCTGCAATTACATTGACCTCACGGGTAAGCCCCGTTGGTCGCCATATTGGCCGGGAACTGCTTCGGTTAAGGCAAATACTGTCGCTACCGCGATGGTTGTTGCAAATCCGGACGCAGTATTCACGATCAATTGTGACGCAGCCGCAGCGGATACTCTTGTTCACGCTAACGCAAACTTCTCGACAGCAACGTCCGGTAGCACAACTTCCGGTCAGTCTTCGGCGCAGCTTGCTGTTAGCACGGCGAACACGACTAACACGCTGAACCTCCGCATCCTTGGCTTTGAAGACATTCCTAGCAGCAATGATGCTGCAGCGGCAGGTCGTCAGGCTATTGTGATGATTAACAACCACTTCTACCGTTACTGTGCCAACGGCACAGGCGCGGGCGTGTAAGGGGAGCATTGAACAATGGCTATTACTCGTTCGCAACTACTCAAAGAACTTGAGCCCGGACTCAATGCCCTTTTCGGCATGGAGTATGATCGCTACGATAACGAACACACTGAAATTTTCGATACCGAAAATTCAGACCGTGCGTTTGAAGAAGAAGTCATGCTTTCGGGCTTTGGTCAGGCTCCGGTCAAGGGCGAAGGCTCCGCCATCGCTTACGATACGGCAGGTGAAGCCTTCACGGCACGCTACACCCATGAAACGATCGCACTTGCGTTCGCTATCACGGAAGAAGCCGTGGAAGACAACCTGTATGACAAGTTGTCAAGCCGTTATACCCGTGCACTCGCACGTTCGATGTCCAACACCAAGCAGGTCAAGGCAGCGTCTGTTCTTAACAACGCTTTCTCGTCCTCTTATGTCGGCGGCGACGGCGTTTCGCTCATCAACTCGGCTCACCCGACCGTTGGTGGTGGTAACTGGTCAAACACGCTTGCTACACAGGCCGACCTTAACGAAACTTCGCTCGAACAGGCTTTGATTGATATCGCAGCCTTCATCGACGAACGTGGCCTTAAGGTTGCTCTTCGTGGCATGAAGTTGATCATTCCGCCTGCATTGCAGTTTACTGCAGAGCGTATCCTCAAGTCGGAACAGCGCGTTTCGACAGCGGATAACGACATCAACGCATTGAAGTCTGGCGGTTACATGCCGCAGGGCTTTACGGTCAACCATTTCTTGACCGATCCGGATGCGTGGTTCGTTAAGACGGATGCACCGAACGGCATGAAACACTTTGTTCGTAGCCCGATCAAGACGGCTATGGAAGGTGAATTCGAAACAGGTAACGTGCGCTACAAGGCGCGTGAACGTTATTCGTTCGGTTGGTCTGACCCGCGTGCTATGTATGGTTCGCAAGGCGCTTAATTGCTGCTTTTGCAACTGTAACAATAGAAGGGCGGGCCTTGTGCCCGCTCTTTTTATAAGGTAATGTTTGTTGTTCCTGACTGCTAAGGCAGACACCCCAACGACAGGAGACTCACATGGGGACGACTACTTTTTCCGGACCAATTAAAGCTGGTCCTATTAAATTCACCACAGGCACTACACTTGGCCAAGACGTTGCCGATACAGGTAACGTTGTGCTTGCACAGTCAAGCGCGTTAACGCAGGCTAAGAATGGTAGCAATGCTACGGGTGTTTATTCGACAGATATCGTTATTCCAGCAGGAAGCACGATCGTTGCTATCAAAATTTTTGTAACGACAGCATGGTCTGGCGCAGCACAAACAATCAACGTCGGAACAGATTCAACGGCTACGCAACTTGCTGTTGCAGCAGATAACGATCTTTCAACAACACTTGGTTTGAAAACGATTGTTCCTGGAAGCGACGCAACGCGCACAGGTAAGTGGATTTTGGTTGGAACGACAGACGTTCGTATCTGGACAAAATCAACCAATACGGGCACAGGCGTTGGCGTAATGGTTGTGGAATATGTTCAGAACGGTGTAATCAACCCCTAATAAATTAGGAGGCTGATATGGCCGATGCTGTAACAAGCCAAATTATCTTCCAAGGCGATAAAGTCCTTGTGATGAAGTTTACGAACATTTCAGATGGCACCGGAGAGTCCGGTGTCATCAAGGTGAACGTAGCCAGTTTAGCTTCATATCAGGGGCAACCTTGTACTGCTGTCCAGATCGATAAAGTTTATGCCATGACGTTTGGCATGGAAGTTAAGATGTATTGGGCAGCAAGTACACCGCAGCTTATCATGACTATTCCTGCGGGTGTTATGAATACACAAAACTATGACGAGTTTGGTGGCATTGATAACAACGCAGGTGCAGGTAAAACAGGAAACATCACTTTTACGACTGCAGATGCAAGTAATGGTGATATGTACACAATTATTCTAGTAATGCGTAAGCTCTATTAAAAAGAGGCTTGAATGACTCGACCTCCTTCCTCAGTTACAAGGACTGGCGCGTATGAGCCATTCAATTTGCAGGTGTCACGGACGCAAATTCCGTGGCACCAAGCAATTACGATATTTGGTTATAATGGCGATGTGGATACAAGCATCGAAACTGTTTGGCCTTATGGTGGTGTATTGCAGTTTCCGGCAGCAGCACTTCAATTAAAAGTAAGTTCTGATAATGCTAATGATACTGCCGCAGGCACAGGTGCCAGAACGGTATTTATTGGCGGGTTAGACGCAAACCACAATGTTATTTCTGAAACTGTCGCCCTTAACGGGCAGACGGCAGTTCTTACTGCACAATCGTTTTTGCATATAAACCAAGCCTATGTTGCTACCGCAGGATCTTTAAACGGTGCAGCAGGTAGCATCTATTTTGGTACAGGGGTCGTTACGGCAGGAGTACCTGCCACGGTGTACGATCTTATTCAGTACGATTATAACACACGGGTTACGGGTAGTTACACTGTTCCTGCGGGTTATACCGCTTACTTAGAGCAAGGTTTGTTTTCAGCAGGGCAGGTAACAGGTTCAAACGCAGTAACAGGCCGTTTGATGACTCGTGGAACGGATAGTATTCGTCGTACTGCAGCTATTGTTACTTTAAACAATGGTACTGCTGATTACGCATTCGAGTATCCGATAGCTATTCCTGAGCAAACAACTATTGAAGCCCAAGCCGTAGGTGCTGCTAACAATAATAGTTGCTCAAGCATGTTTATTCTTGTGCTCATTAAAAATGATGCAGGAACTCCGTGATGGCTAAAGGCATGGGCATCAAAACTTCTGTAAAATCGGGGAATTTTCGTCCGACAAAGCAGGGTGCAGGCATGACTGAAAAAGGCGTAAAAGCCTTTCGCAGAGCTAATCCTGGATCAAAACTGAGCACGGCGGTTACAGAAAAAAGCCCTACGGGTAAACGTGC